CAATGCGATTTATTTTAGAATTTAAATTCTTTAAATCTTCATAACTTGGACCACTTACAGTCTCACTGTCATTTTCGCCAAAGTAATGAATTATCTTAGCTGTATATATTACCCACTGGGCTAAAGCTTCTCTGACATCTTTACCCTGCTTCTTTTCCCTAAGCCAGGTAGCAACCGTCTGTGCTACAATATCGATCTTGCCAGCTGAAATAGCACTCTGTAATTTGCGTTTATCTTCATCTGTGATAGGTGTATCGTCTCTATATGTCACGTTCTCACTTCCTTTCAACTAAGATAAGCCTTAAATTTATCGCTAGGCTCTGTGTTCATATCAACATTGCCAGTGATCCCAGACACTCGACCTTTACTTGTGTATTGCCACAAATCATAAGGATGTGTAGGTTTCGTACTATTGACGATAGAACCCATCGTTTTGACCGTAACTTGGGATCCAAATAGCACCAGCACGTGCAGTATTCAAATTGAAGCTGTTATACAGGTGATTTGCGATATACAGTACGATTTTATGATCTGGCACACCTAAAGTGTTAAGTTGTGACATGAACGCTTCGATACCAGCCCGCATTTGCGACACATTGCCACCCATTTCAGTACTTTCGACATCAATCGCGTAAAAAAGAGGCTGCTGCTTGTTAGCAACAACCCGCTGTACCCTTTGATAAAAGTCTCTTGCCTCTTGCTGTGCGTCCGATGTCGATGTACCACGAAAGTAAGCATACACTGCATATTTACCGCCGGCGCTGATACATTTTTGCAAGTTCTCCATGTATTTCAGATCCTGGTGCGACGATCCATCTTGTACTCTGATGATACTCAAAGTTACGTCATCTCTGACAACGCTATTCCAATCTATAACGCCTTGCCACTCTGACACATCAATGATTTTTCCAATATGCGTAGGCTGTGGCGTTTGCCCATTAAACTTGTTTTCCAGCTCTTTGATTGCCTCCTGCAGATCCTTGATTTTTTGTTGAGACGAATTATATTTGCTATTCCAATCGATCAAAACCTCTTCTTGGGACACGATAAACTTTTTAAGATCTGTCACACTTCGCAAAGATTTTTGAATTTGAGCTTGATAACTAGTCAAACTAAACGGCCTCTCTGCAATAGTTAGGTTAGATTCGTGTGGTTTAGCGAGATCTATCTGTTTTTGTGTGACTCTTAACAATTGTGGTTCAATCAAACTGGGATTAATGAACATATAGCGATCAGATACCCTAAAACTTGCATATTCTGGTAATTCTAAAGCTGATATCGTCCATTGAGTGTTTGTAGCAGATTGTGAAGCGATCCACTCTTTTGCCTTTCTGAGCAAGTTTTGAGACTCATGTACATCGTCCCAAGTTTGCGTACCATTGATCACTCCAAATTCTTTTTGAAGCTCAGGGATATCAAGGTAGTCTCGGCCACCATTAACGTCTGATATAGTTACTCTAGGTCTTGCTCCAGTGGTTGTAGTTTCATTGTTTTGTGCTTCGATCTGCGCCCCCAAAGGTATTAAGCGCGTTATCACTTTTGTTGGATCCATGACAACACTAGCGCTCTTCAAGTTCTTGCCAATTTTAATAGGCGTATCATTTATGTGATCTTTGCCTGGATCAACTACATAATCAATGTAATTTTTTCCATTCAAGTATTCGACACGCAAGAAGCCACCTAACCTTGTAAGAAGCTTTTCTTTGATCGTATCTCTAGTATTTACATAGTCAACAAACCTATAAACGTTATCAGTAGAATTAGTAACATCGATCTTTCGAACTTCAAATTTTTTCCAGTCTGGAACGGTTGCATTATGAACTCTGATCAGCATTTTAAAAAAATCTGCTGGTGTTGTGTTATGAACCTCAGCAAAGCGCTGAATACTATCTAAAAGATAGCTTTCGATCGATTCAAACACATATTCTTGCATGAACATCCCGCTATTTTCCATTGATCTAGTGGGTTTCAAAGCTCGGCCACGAAAGATAAGCTCATTGTCGTTATATACTTCAACGTGTGTGTGCATTGTTCTGACGTTATTGAACAGCTTGTTGACTGGGTTCACTTTCAAAACAAGATCGTCTATCTCGCTTTCTTTCAAAGTCAGCTTGCCGCTTGATACATGCCTTCCAATACGTGGATCATGAATGATATATCCATTTTGGTCAGTTGGCTCATCATAAGCGATAATGCGATACATCATATCATCTCCTCGCGTCTAAATTTGAAATAGATAGTTCCTTCGCCGGCAAGTTCAAAATAATTTTCGAAGCGTTTTAGTACTATCTCAGTATTGAAGTAGTTGCTCTGATTGAGTTGCAGATCAATGCCTTCGCCTCTGACCCAAACATTACCTGTAACTTCGACCTTGCATGTTGCTGCTCGTGATCCGATGTTGATCAAGACTATCTTTTGAGTTTCAAAGACATCAAATTTGACTTCTTGAAATACCCAATGTTCAAATTCTACGTCATCCCAGATGTCAGATCCTTCGTAGTTTTTTGAAAAGGCAAAAGGATAACAATTAAAAGAGATAGTCGCTACTAGCGTTTGATACTTGTTGTCATCTGAAACTGTTACAGATTGAAATTTTCCACGCCAAAAATACGCTTCGTCGTGAGTATCATATAGATTGTCTATTTTTGCTGGCACAAGCAGACGTTTTATCTCATGCTCGATCATTTTGCGATCGGCATAAGGATTAGAAACCACCTTAAATTTGTACGTGATCACACGATTATCAAAATAACGCTCATCATTTAGAACAGAAAAATCATAACTACCTTGCATATAAGGCAAATTCTCAACGATCACTTTCTCGCTAGGTGATGGCGCATCACGCTCTAGCAACCACCATCCTAATTCCCTAGAATCGAACTCACCAAAAACAAGCCCTTCTGTGATCAATTTTTCTTGATTTTCCATGACTGTTGGTTGAGTATCTGTAAATTCATATCCCATTATGACCACCTCGACTTGTTTTGAATATCTTCACCAAAAGCTGTATTAAATAGGTCCTTCGTATGTCCTACGACTTCGCCAGTATCTAAAACAACTACTTGATCACGATTCAAGATTCTGCGTAATAGATCGTTAGTCGTATCAAATGAGCTTAATTTCAGCTCACTCGTACTATTCATCGTTACTGTACTATCACTTAACGTGTCTGGCATCAAGATTTTAAAATCATTCACTTTAGAGCGAATGTTTGAGATCATATTGCCCATCGCTTTTGCAGCGACATCTTCATTTTCTGTGATCCCAACAGCAACACCTAAACTCAAGAACTTACCAACTTCATCACGCATCAATCGTGACGGCGAATGGATCTTCGCTACTTTTTTGGCTTCTGCATTAACACTTGCTACTAAACTAGCCATAGCACTGACTGCTGCACCAGTATTAGAACTGATACCAGAAGCAACACCTGCAGCTAATTGCGATCCTGCCGAGCGCATATCACCAACACGTCCACGAACGCCAGCGGCCGCATGATAACCTAGGGTATCGCCGGCATCTCTGACATCGCCTTTACGACTAGCAACACCTCTTGCAGCATGATAGCCCAAAGTATCGCCTGCGTCCCGAGTATCGCCCTTACGTCCACTTACACCTTTAGCAGCATGATAGCCTAATGTGTCACCAGCGTCTTTCATGCTCGATTTCTTGCTTTGAGTCCCTTTAACTGAACTTTCAGCTAACTGCGTACCTGCATCTTTTGCCTCTGATTTTTTTTGCTTTAAGCCTTTATTGTAGTTATCACCATTTTCTTTACCGGCTTCGGAATGCTTAGAACTATCTTTAGCTCCTTCACCAGATTGTGTAGCTAGGTACTTACCAGCGCCCTTGAAGTCGCCAGCTTTTAATGCTTCGATGAATTTGTTCTTACCTTCATCGCCTTTTGCAAACATGCCTGGCGGTAAAGTGTTAAGGCCATCAGTTCCATCTTTGGCGATCGCAGCCGCAATTTCAGCCGTTGAAGCTTTGCCCGTCGATAATGCTTGAACTAAATTATCAACACCTTGCGTCCCGCTCTGTTGCAACATCAAAGCAAAAGCTTGCATTTGTTGTCCTGTATCATTATTCATTTGAACAAATGACAGGTACATCGCCTGCAATTGCTCAGCAGTAACATTTGACATGCTCTTCAACCCGTTTGACCAGGTATCAAATGTCAATTTAGAACCATTAGCGATCGCCATGTTCATTTCATTGCCAAATTGCAACTGCTGGTTCAGCATTTGCTGATTATGAGCTTCTTGTTGCGTGATCTGTTGTTGCAACTGCGCTTTTGTTGTCTGATCTTGCGCATTTGCTAACTGATCCTTTAATTGCTTGATCTTTTCTTCGCCTTGTTGGATCTGTTGCGATCGCAATTCATAGTTAGCTTGCAAAGTAGTTATAGTTGCTTCACGCTCTTGCTGATTTAGCTTTTCGCCATTTTGCAGACGTGTCATTTGAGCATCAACGAAGATTTGATTTTGTTCCATCAGTTTTTGCTTGATTGCATTATTTTGTTCTGTCAGCATTTGAACTTGATCTTCAGTCATTTCAGTTCCATCGCTGAAACGTCGCTCTTTTAATTGACGATCTAAGTCGGATGTGATGTTTATCAAATCCTTACCGTTTTCTTGCGTTGCTTGAGCTAATTGTTTGTTAGCCTCGTTGACTGCTTTGATACGCTCTTTGCCCGTCTTATCTTCAGCTTTTGTGATCGCTTCGCGGTACTTTTCTGATGCTTTTTCTGTGTTCTGTTGATACTGATCAAGTGTATTGTTTACATCGGTCAAGAATTGCTTTGTCTTGTCAGATACACCTTCAGTGTTGATCAGATCGCTAAATTTCGCTTTTGAATTATCAAAAGTCTCTTTCATTGACTTAGCAGATTTAGAGACACTATCAATAGACTTCTCCAGTTGCTTAGTTGAAGTTGTCGCTGACTCTGAACTCGATTTAGCGCTATCTCCTGCTTTACCAAGTTGAGAAAACGAATCATAACCAATCTTTCCAGCATCAACAAAAGCTTGGCCCATATCTTTAGCAGCGTTCATCGCTTGGCCTAGATCCTTTTTAGCATCTTGAACTGCTTTACCAGCGCCCTTAAAGTCGCCGACCATCGCTTTGCCCAATGCTTTAAAAACATTACCAGCAGAAGTTACTAACTTTATCATCCCTACTAATTGATCAGCAACCAACCGCAAAGCTGTAGCTAATGCGATCGCACTTACTACCAAAGCCCCAATAGCTAAAGCACCAACAACTTTCAAGATGCCACCTAAAATGCTCCCAATTGGCTTCAGAGCTTCCAAAACGCCTGTTACTGCCGGCTTCATTGAGTCAAACATTGACTTGATACCGCCAATAGCAGTCTTTACGACACCTTGAATATTCATAAAGTTACTTGACCAAGCCATGTAAATAGCTGTGGCCACGACTGCAACGCCTGCTGCAATTACAGTTAACGATCCTAAACTAGTGCCTAAAGCAGTAAATGCACCAGTAGATGTTGTAGCGGTGGTTGTTAAATTAGCTATCGTTTCTCCTGATGCACCCATTCGTCCTAATAACGCAGCATATTTTGTATCAAGTACGGCGGCTGTATTTCCTAAACCGACATATGCTTGCTTCAAGCCGTTTATAGCGCTTTGCGGGTTCTTACCAAAATTGATCAAACTTCTAGTAGCACTACCTGCTTTGCTTGGAATACCAGCAAGCGCACTGCCAACGCCTTTAATCTTAGACCCCATATACTCAGCACCACTTGCCGAAGTTGCCATATTCAAGAAATGGTTCAACCCCGATACCGCTTTTTTAGAGCTATTGTATACTCCACCAAATGCAGTAGAAATGATACCTTGCTGCACGCTCATGACAGACCCGGTCATTCCTAAACCAGTTCTGACCAATGAAAGATCTGCTTGCAACGTTTCAAGAAATGCGATCGTCTTAGCGCCACCAGCACCAATACCCTTAAATGTTTCTAAAGCTAAGAATGCTGGCAAAGCGACCTTCAAAGCGTTCGTCACTGTTTCGATCGGTGGTAACATTTCAATAAATGTTTTAGCGAACTGAATACCCTTGTCGACAGTCTTCTGGATCTGTGCTTGGTTCTTTTGAAGATAATCATTAAGATCACCGATCTTGTCTGTGACCGCATCTACTGCACCCTTTAAAGTCCCACTGAACGTCTGCTCAATGATGATAGATAAACTTTCCAACGATCCAAAAAACTGTTCTACGGAACTCTTCAAGTCATTTTGCATCGTTTTAGCCATGTCAGAAGCAGCACCATCTGAATTTTGAAGTTTACCAGTCAGCTCATCTAAAGCGCCTGCACGTTGAGATAACAAGACATTGACCGCACGTCCGCCTTGAACACCATAGATCTCGGAAAGATAGTATTGCTTCTGTTGGTCTGTCATGCCTTCTAGTTTTTCTCTTAACTCGCTCATTTGTTGAGCTAAAGGCTTCATCTTCCCAGATGAATCGAAGGCGCTATAACCTAATTGTTCCATTGCCTTTTTAGCTTCGCCACTAGGATTTTGAACTCTTGTCAAGGCCATAGCCAAGTTAGAACCTGCTTCCGAGCCTTTGATACCGGCGTTAGATAGCAGACCGATAGCGGCCGCAGTTTCTTCTAAACTTAAGCCTGCGGTGTGAGCTTGTGGTGCTACCATCTTCAACGCTTCACCCATATCTTTAGCTTCAGCGTTAGTATCAGCAGCGGCACGAGCAAATACATCAGCAACGTGTGCAGACTGATCAGCTTCTAAGCCAAAACCGTTCAGAGCGGTTGCAGCATATTCAGCGGCCGCACCAACATCACCACCAGAAACAGCCGCTAGATCCATTACGCCGGGGGTAGCCGCCATGATCTGATTAGCATCAAAACCAGCAGAAGCTAAAGCTTCCATACCTTCCGTTGCTTCTTTAGCGCTAAATGCTGTGTCTGCACCAAGCTTGATAGCTTGATCATTCATTTTCTTTAGCTCTTCAGCATTTGCACCAGAAATAGCACCAACACGTGACATTTGATGCTCAAAGTCCATACCTGTTTTTAATGCTGCCACACCAAGTGCCGTCACACCGATCGCAGTCGCTTTAACAGCTTTAGACACGTTGTTAGAAGAACGAGCTAGTGCATCAGTGGAACTTAGAGATCCTTTCGCAAGTTCATCGTTGAATCGCTTGTATACAGCAGTTGCTTCTTTAAACGCTGCTACATAATTACTGATATTCGCTTTTAAGCTGACCTGTGTATCATATTCCACTGTTTACACCTCTCTTTCTTCTGTACTCTTCTAAGCGCCTTGCGATCCTTACTAGATCTTGATCCATGTGCGCTTCGTCTTTTTGTGGTTGATAAACTTGCTTGATCGCTTTTTCGTAATCAAAGAACTTATCAAATTCACGATAGACAAGCTTGCCATCTTCATCTGTCGCTTGAACGCACATAAATTGCCAGGCAAGATCACGACGTTCAAAAGCACGATCTACTTGTCGCAATCTGAAAGCTAGCATTTTCAAGTTATACTCGTTTAGCGTCATTTTATTAACTTCATCTAGTGAAGCCATGCCTAAATATCTAAACGAGTTCAACACTATTGTTTGATAGAATTTTGAACTTTCTCTTGTGCCGTTTGCTGTTTCTTGGTGATTTGAGCCATCACTTGTTCGTAGTTTCGGATCAGTGGTTTGGTCTGACGTTGCTTCTTGAATTCTTTTAATAAAAGATCGAAAAAATTAGTATATTCACGCTCTGTCTTAAAAGAATCTACCCAGCGATCAAACATTTCTTCAGTGAGTTCTAGCTCTGGTTGCAAGGCAGCGTGCATCGCTTCGTATAGTGCATACGGATTCGGTGAATGTAACCGAGCATACAACGAAGTGACACCAGTCCCAAACTCGACTGCACCTTCGATTTTATGTGCTTGATCCAACTCACGAACAAAGCCCACACCAAAATTCAAATCATACATTTCACCATCAATTTTTACTCGCATTCTTTAACTTTCCTTTCTTTATAACAGCCGCCGACATAGTCTATTGTGATTTTCTAAGGCGACTTAAGATCACTTAGTCAGCAACTTGTACTTGATTTGTATCGGTGAACGCATATTGGATCGCAGATTGTTGTTCTTGCGTCAATGTTGCTTCACCTTCGACTGGCAATTGGTCAACGTTCATCGTTGTCTTGATTTCGCCCAGCTTACCGATTTCAGAAGGCACTTCCCAAGACTGCAGATAACCTCGAGCATACATAGCGCCATACTTATTGTCCGCACGCTTGTCAGCTAAGTTGATATCCCATACTTCCAACATTTTTGATTTAAGCACGGCATCACGTAACATTTCGTTCACTTCGTCTAAGCTAGAAATAGCTTCGATTTCTAATGTGGCTGATGCTGTTGCTGGCGAGTTGATATTCCCGTCTTTTGTCTCGGTCGAGTCCGACTTTGCTTCATATTTCCAAGTGTGCTTTGTTTGAAGGGCTAACTTTGCGCCTCCCTTTTTAGTCCGTTCTTCAAATAATCGAAAAACTAACACACGATCTTTGCCATACACTGGCGTCACTGTGTCTGCTTTTACCATTTAAATCCATCCTTTCATCCTACGTAATCTAGTTCAATATCAATAACTTCATGCAATAGTGTTTGACCAGTGCTTTTATCCTGCATGATCGTCACTCCACTAGTGACATAGCCCACACTGTATTTATTCGCTACTCGCAGTCGCTTCACTTCTTCTACAAGTGCAAGTCCAATGTCAGTCACTTGTTTGCGATCGTCATTTTTGCCGTAAACATGGAGTGTGATCCTGCTCGTTCCTGTCAAACACTGTGATTTATTTTCTAAGGGTGTTTGAAATTGCTCCCCTAGAAAAACAAAAGGATATGCAACATCGTCATCTGGTAGATAATCATATGTTGCATATCCCAATCGTTCTGATAACTTAAAGATCTCATCAAAGATCGCTTGTTCTGGTGTTTTATTTATCATTGAATGCTTTTCACCAGCCTTTCAATGTCGCTGATAAAGACTGGACGCACTTCATAAAATGCGGGGCGAATATGTGGTGTTCCTGGTTGGAATCTCGTCCCGTATTCTTGATACGGCGCATATTCAGCATCGCTTGATACGATTGCAGCAAACATTGTGCTTTGAAGCGAGAAATTCAAATTAATATTTCGTTTTAAGAAACCTGTATCAACTGGTGCACGTTGTTGCGCCCTAGTTTGCAAAGTAGCGCCGTTCTTTTTGACAACATCAACAACCTTGCTACTAACTGCCACATTTCGTCTTAAGTAGGCCTCGAATTGTGAATTACCACTAACAGTAACACTAATTCCTGCTCCCATCGCCATCCCTCCTTAAAACTAACAACTGACTCTGTTTTACTAAGCTTTCTTTGACAAAGAAATATTTGTTTCCGTTTATCAAATAATACGCGCACTTTTTCAAATATGGTCGTTTCATGTGCACGATCACATCAGTTGTCTTAAGATCACCAAAAAGCAATACTGATTTAGCAATGCTAGGCGATGTGACATTACAAGGCAAAGTGATGCTAGTCTCTTTTTCACTAACACGTTTTCCGATTTCTGGATCATACCTTGCACGTTCTAAAGCAACGAACGTGATCTTATCTTTATACTGCATCAGTAAAAATGAAACCTCCTTTTGTTAGCGTTATTTTTAGCTAGCCAGTCTTGAATGTCATCCAAAAAAGGCGCTAGATCATCAGTTTCGTAAGTAGCACTTACATCTGACTCACTGGCGCTCTTTTTACCTTCATCATTTACTCGGTTAAATCTTGAAATAGACGCTTCAACAACGATATAATTTAGCTCTTTTGGGATCTCGAACAGCTCACCGCCGAGCTTCGCTAATAAGCGATCTGTGATAACTGCAATGATGCTTTGTAGCAATTCGTCTTCGCTATCGTCATGAAAGCCCAAGATCTGTTTTACATTCTTTAAAACGTCCATTTCAATTAACCTTTATCAGTGCTTTCGCCGATAGTTGCGACAACAACCTTCGTATCATCATACAAGTATGCTGTGTAGTGTTGATCAGCTGTCATGAGCGTGATCTTCTTAGTGATATCACGATCTGTTTCGACTAAGATATCTCGTTTCCGAATCAATTTAACCGCTGGCGATGTCATATCTACTTTCACAAATAAAGCTTCATTATCTTTTAACTTCTTGGATCGTACAATTTGAGTTTTAAGCACATCAAAATATGTGCCATCGATCAGCGCATTTGCGATCGTGTCAGATCCTGCGTGGTTTTTTAAAGCATCCATGCGAATTTTTGCCGCAACTTTTGGCGAGAAAATACCAACGATAACCCCACTATCTTCATCATTGAAAACATCTAAAGCTTTTTGTACGCCTTCGATGTTGGGCTCGATAGTTACTTTTTGAATACCCTTTTTAAGTGCTTCTAAGATATCGTTGTCTAATTTGTTAGCAATCGCTAAGCCTAATTGTCTGGTAGACTCTTTTAGTGGTTCGCCTTCTGCAGATAGCATTGCTTCATCAGTGATCTGCGTACCTTTAGCAGCCTTTTTGACCTTTGCTTTAGCACTCTTTGTGCCGATTTTATCCATAGGAATAGGTTGTCCTTCAGCCACATCTTGAGCATCTCCAATGTATGTGAATTTAGCATATGTGATCGTATCGCCAGGCTTTCCTTTTAAGTTGTCATCTACTTGCGCTAATGGTGTGAAACGCAATTTCTTTTCTAACTCATAGGATAGCATTGGTGCGAGTACCTCTGGGTTGATCATGTCCTGCATTTGTGTTAATGTATCTGTCATTTTATCTTCCTCCTAATAGTTGTTTAAATCGTTCTGGATCTTCGTTGTGAAGCTGTGTGAGTTCTTTCATGCTCAACTGTTCAATATTTGAATAATTCTTTGTTTCCTTCGAGCTTTCAACGCTTTTTGGCGTCTTGCCAGCGAGCAACTCATTTGCTACTTGCTCTCGAATTCGATTAGCAAAAGCTGTTAGCTTCTCAACGTTAGTCTTAGTAGTCTCAGCATCGTTTGAAACTACTAAGGCTAATTCATCATCAGTTGCAGTAACGCCACTCTCAGCGAACATCTTGCGGGCCACAGTCTGCATTTTCATTTGAGCTAACTCGTTTTCTGCTTCCTGCGCCCGTTTGTTTGCTTGTTCTAACTCATAAGCGCGCTTTTGTTCTGCATTCATCTTCGCTAACTTTGTAGCTTCCTTTACAGCTTCAGACTTAGCTTCACTGATCTTTTTTTCTTGTTCACGATCAGCACGTTCCATGCGCTTTCGCACGATCTCGTTCACTTCGTCTTGCGTGAACAACTTGTCTTCCTTGCTTTCTTCTTCTTCAACTTGTGCACTAGCTTCAGTCTCAGTAGCTTCTTCAGCAAAATATTGCAAATCAAGTTTCATATCTTACACCTCATTTTGAGTCTGGTGGACTATTTACTCACGATCGTTCTTTAACGCCTGCGACCCCGGAAAAAAGGCAATTTTTGGGTAAAAAAATAGCACCCAGCAGTTTTGCTGAATGCTACTATAATTCTTTAGTTACACAATATGTCCCTTAGGAATTTTCAATTTATACTTCTTGTTTTCGAGCAATGCTTTGAGTAAAATTTCTCTCAATTCACTATCAGTTACGCACATCTGAGCTATTGGCAGTCTTTCGCCAAATTGATCAATATATACTCTCAAAAGTTCCCATGTCGTCTTTCTTTCCAGTAAAATTTTTTTGAATACTTTCATTTCAACACCTCTTTGATGATTTTTTCGATAATCATCGTGCTTTCTGGGACAATTACTTTTTGAAATTCATACGCTTCTGGATTATTTATTGCAGTCGATACTGTCTCAGCAAAAAACTCACTAGCTAGCTTCCCTTTCATATCATAATAGCCTGGATCATGTCCATAACTTAATATTACACCAGTTACTCCAGAATAAATATCTGCTATATTACCTGTTTCGATTACATTTTCTTTCGAAAAAAGACCATTGTCAAGTGATATACTAAAAGTTTTGCTTTCTCTGCGAGTATTCTTCAAATCTGGATAATGTATCGAAAGATATTTCTCAACACCTTCCACCACTTCCCTCCGCAATGTATCTTCCAACTTGAATTCATCTTTTGCTGAGATTTTTTTCAAACTATCATCAATGGCATGTGCAAATTCGTGATAAACCAAATCGTATTCTTTTTGTATGCTTGACTTTGCAAAAGCCACATCTCTCAGATATATTTTTTTATCCATAAGATCATAAGAATTATTCGCCACATCTTTAGAAATATTAGCAATTTCAACTTTATCCTTATGCATAGCAAAAAGTTTTTGATATTGTTCCGGTGCTTTCGATAATCTATAAGCATATTCTTTAGCACGTTGCTCACCTAAAGCCTTTAAATTTTTATCTGACACAAACTTTTTAACGATATCATTGATGTTGTCTGGATAATCGTGAAATATTTCTTTAGGTTCTTCTTTTTTCTTTTTACCGAACCATTTTTCAAATAAACTTGGCGCGAGTTTTTCCTTATCTACCCAATGAGCAGACTTGCTACATCTGCATCTAGGGTGTTTAGGTATCATTGGCGCATCATCAACAGGATAAACGCCAATCCCGAAATCAGTTCTTCGTTCTGCTATCTCTAAGCAATATTTGCAAGCAGTCGGCTCAGCGATCCATTTACAAAACTTAAAGCCGGCTGCTTTCAATGATCTCATCGTTGCAGCGTCTTGTACACGGGCCGTCTCAGTGATCACTAAGTTTTCAATAACTGTCGTAGCGTTTTTGATTTCTTTTGCTACATTCGCTCTCAAGTTAGCTATTAGTTGCGTTGGATTAGTCCCTTGGATCATAGCACGGCTGATAACGTTGTCTAATTTTGCTTTTAAGACACTTTGATTGACCCACAGTCTATCAGACCAAACAGCACCCTGAAAACTAGCAGACGCAACTACACGAGCATTTTTAGCTATCTGCACGTTATTGTGTTTTGATAGAATACCTGATTGACGTTTCACTTCATCAATGTATGACGATTCCAAATAATCGCTCATCGCCCTCTGTTCTTGATTAGTAACTTTTGTCAGCTCTAAACCGACTTGAGCTTTTAGATACTCTAAGCGATTGATCTTCATCGTTGCGTTATACAACTTCAAGCGCTCATTCGCTTCTTTACTGAAATCTTTGTTCTCGACTAGTTTTTTAGCAGTCTTTTCAAACGCCTGCATGTCGTCAGCTTTTATCTTTTTGATAACATCGCTCATCGTCAAACCTGTGTCAGTCGCATACTTACTGTAAAAAGAATTGATCTGTATCTGAATATCATTAGCTAATTGATCGTAACGAGCTGCCATCTGTTTAAGGTATTTTTGGTCTTTTTTAGTACGCTTAGCGATCCATTCCTGTTCGCGTCGTTCCCAGTAATCATTCTTGTTTTTCATTGTGATCTACACCTTCAAACTGATAACTCGCAGGGTTGTTTTTGACTGCGTTATCCAGCGCTTCACTCTCTTCTTGACGCATAAGTTCCATTTCTTCTTGTGGATCATCGACCAAGCTTGGCAATGCTTTTAGCTGTGTTTGCTTAGATACGATACCTTCTAAGTTTTTAGCCACGTTCGCTTCGAGCTCGATATTCTTCGGTAAGTTTCGTGTGAAGGTTATCTTCAACTCGTTCACAGGATCATCAATAGAACCTGTTACCATATCCTTGAGCTGACCTTTCAAACTCTTTTTCAATTTCAAGAACTCAAACACAACACGGTACATTTTTCTCAATGAGATAACGAATTTTCGTTCTTTGACTGCAGCTAGCGATCGCATTGCTTGCATTTTAAGCTCAATAGAATAGCCAGACTGATTGTTTCCAGTCGCATTAATGTCATCTAAATTAGTGACCATCGTAGTTTGAAACAGGTTTCTGACAAGTCTATTCAACAAGTTTTCTTGTGTGCCATCACCGTTGGGACGTTCTAAAAACTTTGCATCACTATCACCCGCAGCAATTGCGATCACTCGATTATCAGACATATTTTTGATGACTTCTTCATCAAGATCTCCACCTTTGAAGAATAAATAAGCGTCTGCAATAGCATCAGTATCATTTGCTTTTTGACTGATCGCTTTGTTGATCGCATTCATCACAGAGATAGTTGAATTGTCATACAGCGGTAGACGTTCATCGTTTTCCATAAATTCGATCGCTGGAACTTTACCGAGCACGTTAGCTTCACTCTCACCCAATTCAAAATCATTGTTAAAAGGGATGGTTTCACTATCTGAATGAACTTCACCAACAAACTCATCGTCTTTATTTTTTGTGTAACGCACAAAAAACACTGGCTTATGACTTACAGAGTCATCGTAGATAATAAACGAATTCGTAGGCGCTGAAATAGTAGCTCGAAGCTGAGCACCTTCATCACGATACAGAAACATATAAGCCCTGCCATAGATAGAACAGAGCTTAGCTAGATCGCTTATTTTATCTGGAACTGAACTTAGATTGTTGAAGCTTTGAAGCTCGTCATTTTGCTTCTCGTCTTTCAATCCGATCTGTGGCGCTACGCCAGCAAAAAAACCGTTAAACACATTTACCAGGTACTTAGCAAAATTGATTGCAATTCGATTATCTGGTTTGTTCAACGGTTTCTTAGGTTCTTTTTCGATGTCATATCTACCCTTGTACATCTCCATGTTACGACGATAAGTCGAGCTTATTCTTTCATTTTCTTTAACAAAAGCTTCCAGGTCGACCGAAGTCAACTGTTCATCTTGTGGAAATAAAAATATGTCATTTTCTCCTACCATCCCTTTGCCATCCAAAGCCATCTTATCGCCTCCTAAATTTGAATGTTGAATGTTTTGATCTTCGGTGTTGCTTGACCGTTGATCTCTTCAACTGCATATCTGATCGCATCGATGCAGTGATTGTAGCTATCAACTGGTTTATTGATATATTCATTGGTTTTCCTATCTTTTTGATAGGTGTAGTTTTCTAATTCTTCGATCAGCTTTACACAACGATCGTCAATGACTAACTGATACTGTTGTAAGAAGCTGATACCCTGAATGACTGAGTCTGGACCTTTTTTTGCTGGTCTAACTCTTGCGATCCCATCACGTTTTAATTCTGCAATTGATTTTTGTTCAGCAGCATCAGCAGTGATCACTTCTTTTGAATAGCCCATGTCAGTGATCACTTTGGATATTTCGTTATTGAGCATTCCTTTTTTCGTATACTCTTCAAGTGCGTACAGGATCTTATTCTTCTGATCAACTTTTACGTGAACGAATGCACTCGGATCATTAACAAAACCGAAGTCTAAGCCAAAATAACTTGGCAATGAACTTAGATCCTGCGCGTGCAGTCTACGCTTTTCAAACACAGGAAAGACTAATTTATCAAGCGTTGCAAACTCTCCAAGCGTATAGATCTTGTAGTAGGCTGGGTTAGTTCGCTTTAAATTCTCGATAGTAGCAATGTTATCTGCATCTAAAAAACGGTTGTCCTTATAAGTCGAGTGATGGATAACAACTCGATCGTGATCAACTTCTACGTTTGAATCAAACCATTGCTTATAGGTCCAGTTGACCTTGCTGACAGGATTAAACATTGCAAATAGTTGGCGTTGCGGGTGCTTAGGTTCGCGTAGGCGCAAAGTCAATTGCGTAAAATCATCTAATGTAAATTCGCTTGCTTCTTCCATCACAACGTCTGAAATATTTTTGATAGACTTGATTTTTTCAGGATCGTCCATCCCTTTAAATAAAAAGATCGCGCCATTAGGTAACTTAATAGTGCGATCCGAATTATTTATTTTGCAAAACTGCAGTATGTTCCAGTTGCTCAGACAGTCTTGAACGTCAGCGAATATAGAATCTTTGATTGTTCTGTCGACTTTACGCAACCACAAAACCTTGCGTGGATATTTCCAATTCGACAACGATTTAAGAACGACTTTCTGTACGACGCCATGCGATTTACCGCTTGATGCACCGCCGTACCAGACTTCGATAAACCTTGAATAATCTTTCAAGCTATCATAGATCTGCTTATTGAAGACTTTGCTGGGTTGCGGGAAATTTAAACTAATCGCCATCCCACTCACCTACTCCGACATTGATCGTCATATCGCCTGAAACTTCCTTTTTATCGGTCCATGCTCCATAGCGCTTACCGATAAGCTCCATTGCACGAATACGATCGCCAGTTTTTACACCAATCTCAACAACATCGCCCGAATTTGTGACTTGTTCTTCAACAGTTTCGCCACGAGCGATCGCTGATAATCTCTGTATGACTTCTTTCATGTCCATTGTTTTTTCGTCTTCTATTTGCTTTAGACGCTCATCAATGTAAGCCTTGATTGTAGTATTTTGTAGTAATTTACTTGCGTTAGTATTTGCGTATTTTTCCGAATAACCCGCTTTGATTGCAGACTGAGTAGCATTTCCAATGATGATATACTCGTCAGCAAAATTCTTCTGTTTTTGTGTTAGTTTTCTCACTTCATATCACCCACCTCCAAAAGTAGTTATAATGTGTAGTTCTGTTTATAAATTATTTCCTGCGCTTTTTGTTAGTCTTCACATGTTTCTTAGCTTTCTCACGCTCTAAATCATTGTTGATTTTACCGATAAGATAAGCTTCAAAATTACAACTGACTAAGCCAGCGCTTTTTGTGTTTTTCATTTGATACCTCGACAAAACAAAAAGAGCCAGCTTTTCACTGACTCTAGAATATTATTAAAATAAGTGGCTTAAGTTGGAATTGCACCAACGCATCGTGAAAGAAAATTAGGAGAGACGATGCTCGCTAGATAAGCCATTTTGTCACGCTCTCGGATGTGACAAGGACTTAACGCGCCCGCACGCGGTAGATCATGCTACCGACACTAGCGCAAACTTATTTAATGACGCTTTGCAAACGTCACGAAGCATTCAGATTTTATAGAATTGTAAATAACTCATCCCTTGACTGGGACAATATCATAATACCTTGTTTCATGTATGGTTTGTGTATGGTCTTTGTATGGTTTATGTCTGATTTTTTTAGCCGTTTCGGTTTACGGCAACAAAAAAAGACGGTATACTAAAGACAACCAATCTTGTATACCGTCTCAAGCTATTAGCCCATCTACCTGCTGATAGCTTTTTTATTTATATCCAAGAATTGCTTGGATTCGATAGTCTACTTTTTCAGGAATCTCTACTTTTTCAAGTAACCTATAATTCCTGTGCAAGACATCCATTGTCGTCAACTGGTCACACAACAATGTGCCCTTAGTTACTGAACTTGGATATACCGAAGCCCAATCAATCGCCAATGGGTATTCTCGCTTCGACGAAGTAAACGGCACGGCCCAAACAAACGGGCTGACCTCATTCAACAGCCTTTCGCTGACTACTAGCCAAGGCCGCTTACCTTTTTGCTCGTTGCTTTCGTAAGGTTTTGGATCATTGGAGACTAAAATAATGTCTCCACGTTCTAAAGGATCATTCATAAATCCACCGTCCTAATTAAAATTTTCGTGTTATAACGCTACTTCATTCACTCGCACGAATATCTTAATAAAGCTCTTCTCCTACAGCCCCACCCTTATCAACGATCTCAAAAGGATAATCGGATCTAGTTCCACTATAATTCTTGAATAATTTATCTAACGCCTTATCTTCTTTAAATTCTGGCGTTAGGACCAATTTTTTATCTTCTACTTTGACTTTGAACGATTCATAATTTTCTCCGAGTTCTGCCAACAAGCTTTTTGGTAGACGGATCGCTTTTGAATTGCCCCATTGTCTTACACTTAGTATCATGTCAGCACCTCCAAGTATACTTTTCTAATAAAATCTGACATACGCTTCTATTACTCTCCTTTACTTGATACACATTCAGTATACATTATGTATATACCATGTGTAAACAAAAAAGCTCGAAAAAATCGAGCTCCATAATTATTTGTAGCTGTGCAGGTCTTTCCACCAACTGCAACACGTTTCAAACGCATCAGCGAATTCATTTTCAGCCTTACGTTTTTTAGCTTGATACTGCGCTCTCTCACAACCAACGAGATCACACATATCCCACACGCTTTTGTTATCCGCATACACACCTATCAAGATCTGTTTGCTTTCGTAACTAAGTACATTGATCGCTTTACTGACACACACTAATGTCTCTTGTGCGTATAATCTTTTGACTAACTTCTCTTCACCTTTATTACCAAAAGCAGGCGATTTAGGATCATCTGAAATGACTGGCGATTTAATAAAGCTATCGTGCACACCAGCCATGCGAAGTAATTTTTTATAATCATTTTTAAAGAAGTCACGCACTTGCGCAGCTGTTTTGATCGTATCGACTTCCATTCCAGAGAATTGTAGCTGGAATTCTCTCGCAGTTTTGAAATCAATATCCATTTTATCGCTCTCCCTTGTGGTATAATAAATTGTCATTGATATTATTGGAGAGCGCCGTGATCACGATCATTGCGCTTTTTTGTTGTCTTCACGCGTTATCTTGTAGCGCTCGTCTAATATCTTTTCTTTCTTGCGATGAACGACTACCCTAGCTTCAGACGTTCCGATCATGTTTGCTAGTGCTAACGCTGTACCTGCTACTAACACATCTCCAGTAGCTGTATCTTCTGCGAACCAGTTGAATTTTTGTGGTCTTGACGATCTAAATTCACTTGACACTTCTTTCCGAGTTATCTTGTAACGCCCTTTCGTTAATCTTCTTTGTGCATATGCGAAACTGACCATATCCTGCGTAACACCTATCTGTTCGCCTAATTTCTTGCTAGTCATACCTTCATAGCGTTTACCAGTTGCTAAATCTTCTGCATACCACACATAGGCAACTTGTCCTTTTCTTCGACGCTTATTTTGCGATCCTTTGGAATAGATATCCCATGCGACTCTTGTTTCTGCATCTTCTGGGTTATCCTTGATGTATTTCAAGATCTGCTTCTTGATCTTTGGAAACTCGAGCGTTTTGAAAGTCTGTTCTAAATGAGTCACTGCACCACCGAATGTGTTTACCATGCTTTTCATTTGTGTCCACCTACCACCTTTTTCTTTAATTCATCAAGCAGCTCGTGCCGTCCATCACGCCAACCGTTCAAATATTGCATTGCTAGCTGAGATGACAACTCTTTCTCAATCTCATATAGCACGCTTTCGCTTCGATTTGGATGCTTGCCATAGTAGTAAGCAGCACTGACTTCATCTTTAACTTTCTTCATCAAATCACTTACAAATTCATCCATTTGTGTTGTAGCTTCCATATTCTCTTGTCTCCTTGTATTTTATTTATTGCCTGAGCAAATGCCCCGCAAACGGAATCGAACCGCTTAGAAGTCCATACACGGGGCTGTAAATCGTTTTACGTGATCACTAAACTGCGCTACATATTGTGAGTATCTAAACGCATTAGCTGATTCACCACGAGCTATTGAGCAATGAGTTAGTCTTATTTTGTTTGCCATCCGATCCACTCGCAAGATCGTTGGCAATGATCGACGGTACTTGTTCAGCCACCGCCGACCTGTTGTAAAACCCTAGCACGAAGCTGTGCACTTAAGTTTTAAAGAAAGTTTTCACTGTAAACAAAAGGAGGTAAATTAGTAGTTTCGTTCGCTTCGTACTTCCCACCCGCCACGTTTTACAATTCTCTTACTGTGATCTCTATCCTTGGCCTATCTGAGTAATACTTGTGAGCATGCAGATCAACGATGCGTGCATCATCTGTCCATAAAACGCCGTTTAAGCCGTCTAAGGCTGATTTGATATAATTATCCAAATCAGGTTTTATTGTTGGTCTATGCTCGCCTGAGAGTCTTCTATCACGTTCTTTCTTCGATAGTGACTTTTGAATTGGACGATAGAATTTGATCTCGACACTCAGTTCGCCATCAAGTGGATCGTCACCAAAGCGCTTTTGGGCTAGCATACGCAACTCACGCTTGAACTTTGATACTTTTGGTGGATCGTACATCCCAATGCGTTTGCCACGTCTTACTGCTCTTGGTCTTGCTTGTTCGACTGGCTCAATATCTAATATCATTGTTTTCGCTCCTTTTCTCGTAATTGCCATGCGATCTCAGATAGTTCGATCAAACAGTGGCTTAGAATGTATAGCAACAGAAACCCTAAATACAAGATCGCTGTCAGCACTTCACCTTGCGACATATTCCACAAAATATTTCCACAGATCAGCACAAATGCTGTGATGCTCAAAATTCTTAACGTCTTCTTCAATTCTCTTCTCCTATCTTTATTCTTGATACCAACTTAAGGCCCAGCCAATGAATACACCAATCGCAAGTGTAGCGCCTGCGATAATGATCGTTAATGCTGTCATACTTTCATTTTTGCTAATCCTCCTTCTCGGCAAATGCGATCACGCTCATAAGCAATATGAACGCAATCAGCATCGTCCATTTCCAAATTTCAGCGATCATCGCTATCACCTTTGTAGCTATTACCAACGACAACATCGATTGTTGACATCTTCGCATCGATGAAGCCGTTCAAATACGATACATCGACAGCTTTGAACTCGTCATCTGTGTCAGACATGATCACATCGTTGACATCTTTGATCTCTGCAAGCGATCGATATAATAGCTTGCAGTGTTTTTTCAATTCTTCGTTTTCAGCTTTTAACTTCTCTTCTGTGTACGCTTCGTACATTGAGTATCTTCCTAGTTCATTCATTTTCTTTATCCTCACCTTCGTCTCTGAAATAATCCAAGCTAACATCTAGTACATCAGCAATCTTGCACATCAGTTCAAAACTTGGCTTCTTGATCTTGTCATCTCGAAAATAATACAAACTTGACACTGGAATGCCTGCATTTTTCGCTAGCCAGTATACTGTTTTGTTCTGTTTCGATAATAATTTTTCGACTTTAACCCACAACATATTGTATTCACCTCTTGATAATATCTATATATAGATATATAATCTTCCGTAGAGTTAGTCGTTATTATAGAAAGGGGGCATCATAATGGGACGTAATCAACACGTCGTACCTAACCCGAATGGTGGTTGGAATGTTAAAGGTGCTGGTGCTAAAAGAGCTACAGTTCACACCGATACCAAACAAAACGCTGTAAACATTGCTCGTAATATCTCACGTAACCAGCATTCCGAATTGATCATCCATGGAAAAAACGGTCAAATCCAAAGTCGTGATAGCCATGGTAATGATCCATTCCCACCTCGTGGCTAGTCTACTGGTTTGATCCGAACCCTAAATCCTGGCATAGACTCACAATCATCATTTGTGATCAATGCTATGGTTTTAGGGTTCTTTTCGTCTGTTTCAACGATTACACGTGCCCATTTTGTCATTGGTTTGTTGATATTCTTTGTTTCTTTTTCTAGCTCAAATAATTCTTCAGTCATTTTCTTACTCTCCTGTCCAGTACTTTGGTGGATCATCAAGATCCCAGTGCTCCATCATCGCCCTTGCAAATACTGTCTCGTACTCAACGATCCAGCTCGCTGCAGTCTCAGACGAAACAAAATCAGATTTGCCATGTTTGACAAGCTTTACGCAATCTTGAAATGCACGCTCAGCGCTTAAGTTGAGTTGCATCAAGTAGCCCAGCTCAATTTTGACATCAAGCGGCATCGGTTTGCTTGGCCTTTTAATCGGCTTGAACTCTTTGATCAATGTGGTCCACCTTCTTCATTTCAGGACTAAATGCTAGCTCTGGATATAAGCCATTGACCGTGATCGCTTTGTATGGAGCACCTAGCTGACTAGCGCTAACTTCTTGACCAATTGCTAAGCTAGGCGTCTCATTGTGTCGCTTGTTGTAGAAGTAACACTTATCGTCGATCTCATAGATCACTGCATAATCGCTAGCCCAAATGTTTTTTACTTTCAAATATCTATACCTCTCTTACATCTTCCATATTCGTAAAGAAAATCATGTGATCCTTGTTTTTTGTCACCAAACGGCTGATCGTCTTTGCGTTATACATCTGTTTCAGTTGATCATCGTTGTTATTTGTTGTAATGATCGTTGTCTTATCACCACTGATTCGACTGTTAGCCACTCGATACAGATAATCCTGCATGTCTTTTCTGACAGGCTTTAGCGCATTGATCGCACCGCCTTCTGTCCCAAAATCGTCAAGTAACAGTACATCAACTTCTTTCAAAGCTTTTTCAATGTCGATAAGACGTTCTCGTGTGTCATCTTGTGTATATTTGTTGTCTAGCAACGATACAAGCTCTGCAGTTGAAACGACCATGATAGATTTGTCAGCTTCATCACGCAGCTTAGTCATCATTGCGATCGCTAAACTCGTCTTACCTACGCCGGAATTACCATAAAGCGTCACATTGAAGCTATCTGTCATCAACTCTTGAGTTAACTTATACGCTTGATTACCAACCGCTCTAGCTTTTTCAACGTCAGCTTGTTTATTTACATCCCAATCGTCAAATTTGAACTTGATTTCTTCATCACCAGACCAGATAGAAAGCTTGTAGCATGCCCTTACCTTAATTTTGTTAAGATCACTTTTAGCTTTATCAATCGTATTCCGATCGATTTCTCTTATTCTTTTTGCTAGCTCTTCATCAGTCATATCTGACATGTCAGTTTTTTCTTGTAGTTTTTGCATTAAACTTGGATTCACAGCTCCAAATGCTGATACAAAGTCGCTCATGTTTATCACCACGCTTCATTTGATTTATTCGTGTAGCTATGTTGTTATAACCCCTGTTTCGTTGCTGTTTATTAGCTTCAAATCGCTTGTTCTCACCATCGACAGCATCAACTGATAAAACATTGTTCTCTAACCATCGTTTCAAAATTTTTAACATGTACTTAGCTGGTGCATCTGCATGATTAACCACAGCTTCTTTAACAGCTTTGCTGAATATCGCAACGATTTCTTCATGTGCAACGCCTTTCTTATACCAATCAACATATTCGTAAAGAAGGTCTTGTCTTTCTATCCCTGTCAGTTTCCCAATATTTTGCTCATAAAGTGTGCATACTGGTTGTATCCGTCTGTGGCACTCCATCTCGACGTCAAGATCATCTAGTGCGCTACCACCTACACCACCTATATCTGTAGTAGTCTCTGTGTAGTCTATGGTATAGGTTGGGTAATTCTTGCCGGTTGCATTCGGTAATTCTTGCCGGTTCGTGCGGTAACTTTTACCGAATGCTGTTACCATTTGGGAAAATGCGTCGTAATCAATCCTGTACCACTTTGTACGATCAAATTTTGCTTTGTTGTAGTTGCCGGTAACTAGCAATCCTTTGCTTTCTAATGACTTAAGCTTGGTTCTCATCGTCTTATCTGACTCAATCCATGAAAATTGTTTTTGCCACTCTGAGATTGTGTTATATACCCAGCTATATCCATCTCTGATATTTGTGTTTTTCTGCGTCCAATAATGGATTTGTTGCAATATTGCAGCTTCATCAAGACTACCTAACATTTTGGCTAAAGTCGGCGATACAACAATCGGTGGCTCGTCAAAAAGCAGATTATTCATGTTGCTATCCTCCCTTGAAATTATTTGGCCTCTCACCCGTTCGGCAGTTTACGTATACTGACGCTTTAGGTTACTAGATCTTGCTTTTGAGTTTGTAATTGGTGTATTGTTCATCAGCTTCACAAAATACTCGCTCTAATTGCGCTGGCTCTAAGTTCAAGTCGTTAGCCATCAACAAGATTTGAGATACTAATGTTACTTCTTCGTTTGTCATGTCCTTATTTAGTTGTTCGCTCTTTAGATCGTATAAACGATCTGCTAAGCTCAATGCTTTTATTGTTCTTCTCATGCGATCACCTCTAATAGACCTCAATCTCGCTTGCATGGACCGGCAATTCGATTTTCTTTGTCAATCTGCAGTATTCGCAGTGATTGCAACGTGTTGGTGCTTCTTCACCACGCATAACTTTTTGGATATGTTCTTGATTCTCTTCGATCATTCGCATTGCGTCTTGCATGTATAACACGTCTTGATCGCCATTGAAGTCAATCGCTTCTTTATCTGGTGGATCTTGCTTGCTGATTGCAAAGATAAACGGCTGACACTCTGTATTGAACGTCTGCTTGATCAGTTCGATGTATACAGCCATCTGCATGTAATACCCGCGATCTAGAATGAAATTGTCGTACTTGTTGAACTCGCTCGACCAATGCTTTTTATGAATGTCATCTACTGTCTTTAGATCGCAAAAGTAAAGCTTGTCCAAATTCAGGCTGTCGATCTTGCCTTTCCATTTGTAGCCGTAAATATCACCAGTCACGATCACTTCTTTTTCGCCCGGTTCATATAAATTTTGAAAGACTTGCTCATCTTTTAAAGCATTGATCATTTGATCAGCAATTTTGAAAGGTGCTTTGAGCTGTCCTTTCGTTGCTCCTCTTGTTGAGATCATCTCCTTGCTGTTAGCATCAACAAACTTTTGATGTGACTCTTCACTTTCAAAGTAGCTATGCACGTAGTTGCCTACCAGCAAAGGAACCGGCGATTGTTCTGGTTCCCATTCGCCTTTCAACTTGGCGAGTGCAGCAGCTTCGCATTTCATAAAGTCTTTGAATAGCGATACACTCATGTATTGCCAACTCGTGTCTTTGTTGTAATAATTTTCGTCTGTTAGTTTCATGCCTTTAGTCCCCACTTACTGGTTCATTCCAGTGGTTCAACAGTTCAGTTTGTTCTTCGTCTTGTGGCTCGTTTGCTACTGTCGCAATGATCTCATTCACATCGTCTGTCTTTTCTTTCTTCTCTTTTGTCACCGGTGTAGCTTTTGGCTCTTCTTTAACTTCTACCGCTTCGACTTTTTTAGGGGTCGCTTTCTTTGCAGTAGCCTTTTTAGTCGTTTTAGGAGCTGTTTTAGCCGTTGCCTTCTTTACCTTAGGTTTTTCCTTAGGCTCTTCTTTTGGTTGCTCTACGGGCTGTTCTAGCGCTTGTGTGAACAAATTTTCAGCTTGCTTATCTTTTGGTGTCACATCTCGACGTTCATTGCGATCGTCATCGTATTCGTTTTCTGTCGTCTGGTTAATCGCACCGCTCAAGAGATCGCTATCATCTGATGTATTGATGAACATCTTAGCTGCACGATTCAATACAGTACGCTTAGCCATCTCTTGACTAAAGTTTTGTTGTACTGCGTTAGCCTTGTTACGTGATTGACTCCAGCTTTGATCGATCTCACGCTTTGTCATGATCGTAAATGATACTGCGCCATCAGTCTTTTTGATCATTGCAAAAGCTCCAACTAGTGGCTTGTCTTGATTTTCAAACTTAGGCTCGAAAGTCTTAACGATCGTTTCCATTTCAGCGTTTGCACCGATTTCAAATACATCGCCTTCGTGAATAACTTCAGCGCTGATTTTTTCGACATCTTCTAGACGTTTAAGCGCTGCGACTGTCCCAAAATAAGATCGTTGCATTTGTAGCTCGTTGCCGTACGCAATAAAGTAACATTGAGTTTTTGCTGGGCTAAGACCTTGCGTGATCATATTGAGCAATGCGTTAGCGATCGATGCTTGTGTGCACCGTTCGATGCCACGCACCTTATCTAACTCAAAAAATGCTGATTTCAAGGCGTTTTGGTAGTTGTAATTCTTTGGCAACGCCAAGCCTTCTTGTTCCATTTGCGAAACTCGCCGGCCCACTTTTTCTGTCAAAGATTTTTGCATTTCTACTAATTCGTTATTCATGTTAATTCTCCTTTTCGATTGCTGAAAATTGTTCTAAGTATTTCTTAGCCGTTTCAAAAGCATCATCGTCATTCGTATGCTTGAGCTTGATCAACGTAGTTTCAAGTTCATCACGTACATAATTGATGACGTCTGCTTTCGTCTGATGCACTAGTTCAGTAGCATCCCATTCGACAATTTTGTACGTCGTTTCATCGCTTGAACGATCGCAACTGTTTTGATTGTTGAAGACTTCAATCGCGTCGATCTCATCAAATCTCATCAGTCGTCATCTCCTTCAAAAGCTTCAAGCGCCAATTTTTCTTCTGCGTGGTCTTTAATACTTTCGAGCAAGTGCATCGTATCTCTTGCTTTTTCTGGTGTTGTGATAAAGTGAGTTTTCTCATCGCAAGCAGCAATGATAATCTTCTTATATCCAGCTTTTTCAAGTACTGCACGCGCGATCTTTTGCGCTTCTACTTGTTCTTCTGTGACAACTACTTCTTCTTCGTCACCTTCGACGATCTCTACTTCAGTGCCAAAAATCTTACCTAAAACTTCTTCTAATGCTTTCTTTTCTTCGTTATTCATACTGATTTCTCCTCGCATATGTTATAATTTCAGTAAAGTTAATTTTCTTTTGGGTCGCACTGCAATGCGGCCTTTTTTTACGGCTCGAAAAAGTGCTCGAGCCAAGGTTCATGCTTCCAGCCGCTATATGTGATAACCAGCAAACTTAGAGCTAGCACTACTAGTGTCACCGTCGGAGACCATGCGCCGATTGCAACTCCCATAAGCAGGAACAGTGCAATCGCTCCTTTGTTTTTCTCAAATGTCATTCATATCACTTCCTTTCTGATATAATTTAGTTATCTCCTTATGAAAGGAGGTGAAAAATATGTCTAAATCTGATAAAGAACTAGCAACTGAATTAACAACCACTTGGCTTAACCACAATGCATCATTGCTAAATCCTGGTTTAAATGGAAGTGCCGGCGGTAGCAAGGTTAACGCTATCAATGCACATTCAGTTGCATCAGCCTATCTGTATTTTCTTAAGGTAATAGAAACAGGTAACCTTCCTAAGACTGATAAATAATCGTCAGACTTACATCATACTTTTCCGAAGGGCTGCTACTTGCACTAGCAGCTCTTTTGCGTCATCCAATGAATTAACAACTGCTTGAACTTGTACAGTGGTTTTTTCCACTTCTAAATTGCCAAATGATTCATCAAAGTTTTTTTCTTCCATTCCTATCACCCCCTCAAATTTCAAAATTTTCTCGCAAAAAACGTTGCAACTCACTACGTTCAACTCGCACTTGTCGATCTGACCAAATCTGTTTTTTTAGTCCCATCGCATACCATTCAGCTAATTTGTCTGCTCCAATATGCAATTTCTCTTTGATCTCGTTTTGAGTTGGATATGGTGACAGCTCGTAAGCTTCAGTTGAAAGCTTCATTCGCTTCTCAAATTCTTTTGTAGCAACTGATAGCAGTTGTTCCATAAAACCATCTGCTGATACTTCAACAGGTATCATCACTTGATTTTTCATCTGTATCACCT